TGAATTTGGTGTTGCATCGAAGTGGATGACTTATTCTAGAGTACGAGATCTTAGAGAGTAACACAGCATTTTGAAGCTTGCATATGGCTATCTTTGACGACCGTGTCATCTCGAAAGGGATGGCTTGCGATCTTGAACCTAAGTGTAATTCTTTGATTTGAAATATTGATGTGTACGACATTAAATTCTAGATAGGAGCACATCGATTCTGACCCTACTGAGTTTACTCGGTTTGGTCTAGATTCACCAACCTGGGAATGGCTAAACTCCATCCGAGCACATACGCATATGGCAATGTAGATGATACGACCGTGTCTTGAGGAAACTTGGGGCTTGCGATCTTGAGCCTAAGTGCGGTAGGATTCCAGGGCAACGCAAGTTGTGGAGAGTCAGCAGTGAAACTCACCTTAAATAAATCTGTGGTTCTGCGTAATTACGTACAAATATAGGTGGGCCTGAGAGGGATATTAATAAGAGAATCTGCTATGGCGACACACGGACGGCCTATTGGTAGTCGTAGTAGCGATGAGATAGGCATAGGGAAGCTTGGGGTTCCAACAGCTCCGAAAGTGGACCTAGGTCAGCCCTCAGGAATGAGGTGTCTGGGCTTGAGAGGACGGATGCGCGTGTGGTCTGGGTGAATCGAAGTGAAGGCTAAGGTGCAAACTACCTGCGATTAGGATTGGGACGGAGATGTGGTGGAATGCCACACGAGTCGTAGGTGGACAGTGGGGCAAAGCTCGGGCGCTACCAAGCGGCTGCAAACGAGCTCCAACAAACACCTCTGGAAAGAAAACACTTCGCTATAAGTTCATTTGTGAAGCGAGAAAGGTATAAAGATCCACTCGCGTACCCGAGAATGGTGCATCACAGAAGTTATATGTGTATCTTTGAAATGCTTAGATACATAAAACCCATCGAACATAAACTATATAAAATGAGATTCGATGTTGAGAACTTAACAGCGGAAGAGACAGTAGTCGCAAAGGGTGCAAACGGAAATAGACGATATGAGCTCATAAGTGCTAAAATGAGCAGATTCAAAAACCCTTGCGTATTCTCTCTCGATTGCTCGTCATTTGAGTTGCACACAGATTACGAATATCTAAAAGATGAAGTTGATATTCTACGAGC